AAGAGATTGTGCTGAACCATTAAAATAAGGTTGGTCAACTTCTGTATCACAAACATTAGCAGCAGCAGTAAATGTACTCATGTTGATTTGTGATTGTGTTAAACCTTTACCATATTCATTATTAGTTATGTAATCTAAGAATGTTAAAGCTGGATTGTCTGAATATTTATAAGTAGATACAGTTCCAAATGTTTGTCCTGAATCTCTTGGGTCAAATACTTTTTTACCTCTAACCTGAACTGTTAGTTGTGGTACGCCTGACCATATACCCTCTTTGTCATAGCCTGCATGAAAGGCAATATAAGCAACACCATTTAGTTTATGTGCAGAAGTCCAATTAGGCATTGAGGCAACAAGCATTGGATCTGCTAACTGGGTTGCAGCACCATGATGAAGATTAAAAACATATCTATATTTAGCAGTCGGGCTAGTTCCAAACTGGCCAGCACCTACATCTATACCAGTTCCATTTTGTGAAACTGTATTAAGAGATCCATTTCCAGAACTAATTTTATCAGTTCCTATATAACCACCATCTCTAAATCTTGCTGAGTCTCTTAAAGAATTACCATCAAGCTCAATTGTTGTTCCAAGTATTTCATCACATTCGCCAACTGATAAGGCATAAACTACATATAAGTCCCTTGAGTCATTAGCAGATACATCCATATATATTATCTGAGCGCCAACCCTACGAGTACCATATATAACAGGCAATTTTCCACCAGCAGAAGTTTTGTTAGCTAAAATATCTTGACCTTTGCCAAGCATATTTTTTGCTTGCAAAAATCCTTTTACTCCCATAACAGCAGTAATTATTTGAACAGCAGTTACAACATTTTGAATCCATTTTGTTTTAGCGTACCACTCACCAATAGCTGCAAAAAATTCAAACATTACATTCCCCACCTAACATCTTCTTTAACTTGAGTTGCAAACTCCATACCTTTATCACCTGAACTAAAAGTTTGTTGAGATTCATCTGAATAATGTCTACCCATAGTTAAATTCCAGTTTGCCCAATGTGATGCAACTGTCATATTCAATGTTGAGCTTTCTAAAGTTTCTGCAATAACTACATTTCTTATCTGACCTGTAAAGTAATTTATTGCACCTACAATAGTTTCATCTGCATTAAAGTATGCTAAATATATGTCAACTGTTTTATCTGTAAAAGCACCATCTTGAACCAATGACCTAACTTGGTCAGTAATATTAGAAAATCCTAAATTAATTTCGTTAACTTGTAGTTGTCCAGTTTCAGTTGTTGAATCTATAGATAAAAAAGAACCACCAGCTTCATAGCTGTTAGAGTTATAAGTAACATTGGAATACCAATCAGTAAGTCTGATAGTAGATGATAAATTAAGCTCAACTAGAAAAGCTGTCTTAGTTGCTGTTGATGATACTTGGGTTTGTAGATCAGTAGATAAACTTCTTGGCATTAGGCTATAACCTCTCTAACGTCAAATGAAATACTGTAAAAACCATTAGCACCTGTTGAATACATGATTTCATTGTTTTCTAAATAAACAGTAAAACTTGGTTTGTTTACAGTAACTGCAACATTATTAGTTAAAGCTGTTACTAAATTGGGCGATATAAGGACAGTTAATGCTCCGCCACCATCAGAATCAATATCTGATTGAACCATGTATACCTTGCTATGATTTGCAAACTTGATTAAATCTCCAGCTTTTAAAGCACCTGCCTGGTTAGCTGCAAAGCCATCTAGGGCTATAGAAGCATCACCAGAAACATGTGATCCAACTACTTGAATATCTGTTTCTGACTTACCTGCACCTAAGTTATCTAGTGGTGCAACTATTGTAAAATCTTCAAAAGATCCTTTTTGTTTTTGTAAAAATGCAAATATTTCTTGAGACTTTTCTTGTTGTAAGGGCGGCATTGATACAGTAAAAGAAAAATATTGTGATCCTATTTGTCTAACCTGTTTTCTACCAGATAGAGTCTGGTTTACAAGTGTTGGTCTATTGTCTTTAAAATTAATACTTCTAAAGTTTGGGTCTGTTGGAAATTGTCCTGACATTATACTATTCCCATTTTGCCTTGATTATTCATGGCATTGTTTATGATTGATGTTATCAATCCTTTTCTTGATGCTAGTAACTGGTCAAAGCCAGCAGCATCTACTGTTGATATGTTGAAGTTTACTGTTGGTGCAGATTCAGCAGATCCCATTTGTTTTAGGTCTTGATTGCTTACTATTTGGCCACCTTGATTTGGAATAAAAAGCTCTCTTCCTGATTCGCCAACCATGTATGGCTTGCCTGCATTAACAGAACCACCAAGAGCCTTTTTACCAAATATGCCCTGAAAGAATGACTCAACACCACCTGTAAAGGGTTTTAGTATTGCTTCTTGTAAAGCAATTCTTATGATTTGCTCTATTGCATAATCAGCAAAATCCTTAAATGCCAGCTTGCCATTCTTAAGACCATCAACAATTGTATCTTCTAATTTTTTTGTTGTATTTATAGCAAGATTAGAAATAGCATCTTCTGTAGCACCTAAACCATCTCTAAATGCTGCAACTTTTTCAGAAATCCCACCTATAGGGTCTGTTTTTTTTGGTTTTTCTAATTCTAAATTAAAATCTTTAGTACGTTCAATTGCTGCATCAAGTGCTTTGACAATTGGATTGTTTTCTAGATCTTCGCCATTAACAGCAGTATTTAATTCTATTAATTTTGCTTTTACCTTGGTCATTTCTGTGGTTAGGTCTTCAGCACCAACTATCGCACCCTCAAACCCATCCATAAAAAATTGCTCTTCACTCATGAAGGCTTTTGCTAACTGGTTATAATATTTTTTAGTTTTCTCAAATTCAACTTTAAGTTTTTCATTTTCAGAAAAGATATCTCCGAAAATTTGCTTGCCTATCTTTGATTGTCCAAATTCAACTAACTTTTGTTTGATACCATCAAGAAATGTCACAAAACCAATAAAAGACGTTTTCATAAACTCAAGAATATTTATGGCTAAACTTTTTCCAAAGTTTTCAAATGTTTTATCACCGCCCTTCATGCCTGAAAGTATTGTTTCAAGTTTCGTTGCTACGTCCTCTAAAACAGGAATAAATGCAGCACTTATATTCGCTGTAATAGCAGTTATTTGTTTTTTAAGTACATTTAAAGAATCAGAAAACATTGCGGCTTTCGCTATAGTCTGTCTGCTTATAATAATTCCAAGATTTTCTGCTTGTTCTTCAAACTCTCTTAAACCATCAGCACCTTCTTTTAAAGTAGTTACCAAAGAGACACCTTCAGAGTCAAAAAATTTAAATGCTAATCTTATTCTTTCAGCAGAACTTGTTGTGTTTTCAATTCCATCCGCAACATCAAATAAAACATCTCTAACATCTCTTAAAGTGCCATCATCATTTTTTAATTCAATTCCTAATTGCTCAAAAGCTCTTTTAGCTTCACCTGTTCCTTTAGCAGCTTCTGCAGCTCTTCTGATAAACCTTTGCAGACCCATATCAAGAGCTTGTACCCTTACACCCGTTTGCTCTGCAGCAAACCTCATAGCTTGTAAGAATTCAACCTCAATACCTAGCTTATCAGCAGTTTTGCCAAGCTTATCCATAAAGTCTACATTGACTTTAACTAATGCAGCTAGAGCAGTTGCAGCAGCAGTTGCAGCCAGGCCAACTTTAGCTACTCCTTTTGTTACTCCGCCAGCAACACTACCAACACCTTTCAGACCTTTAGTAACTTTATCAAAAGCTGCTTTAGTCGCATCTATCGCTGTAATTCTAAATTTTGCGTCTTTAATTGCCATGTTTACGTTTCTCTTCAGCCAACTCTAGGTAGGCTATCCATCCTTGATATTCATGGACACTAATTTCTTGAAGTTCCTCTAGGGTTTTTCCAAGTTTTTCTGCTAGTGCATATTGCACATATAAATTAGCATCCTCTATTAGTTTTTTTTCGTTTCCTCAATGGGTTCTTGACCCATAATTTGTGTAGCAACGCTTACTAATATCTCTCTATCAACATTATTTAATAAAGCATTTTTATCTGCCAAATCAAA